AATATTTATTAATCGAAAAACTATCTTTAATCAATACATTATTAGAAATTCTATTAGATAAAATAAATATTGTTTCTTTTACAGAATTTATTAAATATAATATTCTTTTATTTAAATTTTGATCATCTGATAATTTAAAATTTTTAAAATTTGATATAGTCTTTTTTTCTCCATAAATATTAGATGAATCATTACTTGCAGTCCAAGTTTTCCATTTTTCAATATATTCATGAGAATTTTTATTTTCATTTAATTCTTCAAGAAATTCAATATACTTATTAGGCAAGCTAATACAATTTTTAAAATATATTACATTATCATTTTTTAAATCAACGTAATCATACATTGTTATATCCTCCTGGATATGGAGATACTTTTATCCCTTTATCTTTCATGTCTGCCCATTCTTTTTGTTGAACTGCTTGTTGTGATCGAACTGCTTTTAATTCAGCATCCCACTCTGCTTTTCTTTCATCGGTATATTCGCACGAAGCATCGTCCCAAAATGATCCTATAGTATATCTGTCTCCCGACTTAATTACTTGCACTTCATGTTCATTATTATGACCTCCCGCAAAGGTAGCAAGCATTCCAGCTTCGGGTTGAATAGTTATTGAATGATCTTTAAAGTTTAATGCTCCTCCAGTAAAGTCATCATTTAAATATAAAAATGTTGCATATTTACTTCTTTCAAAAGCATTATATTCTCCATTACTGCTATTATCTGAATGAAAGCTTGCAAACGCTCCTTCAATCCATTTTTGAGCATGAAAACTAACTTCTCTCATTTCAATCCCCATAACATCTTCGGTTGCTTTTTTAAATGCTAATTTTATTTGAGTAAATAAATCTGGTGGCAAATTAAATTTTAATAAATCTTCATCATATTCATAAAAACCAAATGCGTAAGATTCATAAAATGAGATTGGATTCCATATAAGCTTTTCATTTTCTTCTTGCCATTTCCAAAAATCTAAAATCTTTTTACATAAATCTTTAGTAATAAAATTTTCATATACAAAAATATCTTTACTATATTTAATTATTCTCATTTTTAATTCCATGTTCTCTTATGGTCCAAAAAAATGGAGAAGTGTATCTACAACCATTTAATACTGGTCTTACTCCGTGTATAAAATTCATATCACCTGGAAAAAAATATGCTGCTCTTGCTTTAGGTTTAAATTCCATTCCTTGTTTTGGAAAATAAAGCTCTCCACCCTCATAATCATCATTAATATAAAATATAGATGCTATATCGTAATAAGGAAAAGCATTTGGAGTTCCAGCATCTGGTCCTTCATGCAACTCTTTATCAGCATGTGGCTCTTGTCTTGTTCCAACTGGCCATCTTACTATGGCTGGACTTGTAGCTTGAGCATTAATGTTATAAAAATTGTCAACTTTAGTTTTTAATCTAGCGAACATTTCGTATATAGTATTTACAACGTCTTGATTGGTTTGTTGAAGAGTATGAAGTGTAGCAACTCTATCTTCCCATATATTGGCATCATATATCACCGTTCCATTTTTATTTTTTTTACTTTCAGTATAATCCCAATTTGTATTATTTGATGCAAAATTAAATAAAAATTCTTGTTCTTTTTCAGTCATAAAATTTTCTAGTTCTACAATCATATCTGATGAGTCTCCAAAAAATCCTGAAGGAGTTATAGACTTAACCGATGCCTCTCCAACATTAACTGCAAATTTCTTTTCCATTATTTATACTTTCTTCTAGACCAAAACTTTTTTTTATACTCTCCGCCATTTATGGTTCTAAATGAATTAGAAGATTTCATAAATCTTTCTAATATTTCTTCTTGATTATGAAGCTTTATCTCTGACTCCCAATCTTCTCTTTTAAAAGGAATAATCTGAACAAAAGGTGTTCCAGCAGGAAGAAGTCCAGAGAATTCTTTTTGTAAAAAGAAGGGCATCAATCCTGGAGTATTAAACTTATCATTATCTATGATACCAGCAACGGTATAAAATGGTAAATCAAAATGATTAATTGGATTTAAATAAATAGCACTGTATCCGTCTGGAAGTTCTGGAGCCCATTGAGGATACCAATGAAATGGTTTTTTATAATATCCATATGGAACTGTAAATTCTGGCATTTCTGGTCTTGTACCACAAAAATCTTCATAGCCTTTTGGAGTTTTAACATTTATATCGTTATTATTATTAATAAATAATATATCGCATGGAGTTTTAATAACATATCCTGTTGTAAATATGTCTAATACAGCTGGGCAAGCTTTAAAAGAAGGAGTTTTACCTCCATCATAATTAGGTATGTATTTTTTTGTACTTGGATCTTTTACGTACATATCTGCATCAACATACCACCTTGGTATTGATTTTGCTGCAGATTCAGGATTATACTTATCAATATACGAATTGTATTCTCTATGTGAATGAAAAATTATTTTATTCATATTTTTTAACTGTTTCTAATCTAATTGTTTTAACTTCATGATTTCCAAGTTTATTACCTAAATGGTCTACTGCATCTCGATAAAAATTTGACCATTTTCCCTGTTTATTTAATTCATATACTGCTTCTGAATATCCATTTGGAATATTAAAAATACCTGGAGGAATTTGATTAAAATTATATAAATCAATTTTTGAATTTTGAAAATTAGATAATGAAATAGGTATTATAGAAGCAACTGGTGTATTTGCTTTTATAACTATTTCTTTATTTGCTTTAATAATTCTAACTGCTGATGGCAATTCACCTTTAAAAAAAGAAGTACTTATTAATGTAGTAAATGGAATAAATTCATCTGAAAATAAATTTGGAACAGGCATGTGAAGAATACTTAAATCTTTATTTGTTACAAATGTAAGTCCTGTTTTAAAACTTAATGAAGCATTGGCTCTTTCGGTATAAACATATTGATGTCCCGCTATTACTTGAACATTGTGTGGAGAATAATCAGATATTCCATTCCATTTAAAAACAATATCTTCTGGATAAGATATTCCCCAGCCAAGGCCGTTACTTAAAGTAACTGGAAAACAGTTATATGCATGCCTATCGTTTGTATCTTCCATCCAATCTCTTTTTATTGGAAGTTGTTCAATATTTGCTGAAATTGGATTTACCTTATAAGCTGTTATATTATACATTTTTTAATCATGTCTACCATTATGAAATGCTGGAGTATGAGCATTTTCATTATAGTCTAACATAGTAACTATAGAATATTTAGTTCCTGAGGTTACTGGCATTGCAACATGTGAAAATAAATATGTAGATGGAAATATATATAAGTCTTCTGCTTTAGGTTTTATTTTTACACCTAGTTTAGGAAAATATAATTCGCCACCTTCATAATTATCGTTTGGATAACCAACTAATGAGACTGTACAAACATATGAAAATCCATGATCAGCATGCTCTTGGAAATGCTGGCCTGGTCCATATTTAACAAAATTCATTGCTTCCCAATATTCCATTTTTATATTATACATATTGCAATAATCTTCAGTTGCTGGAAGTGAATTATCATAAACATCTTGCCAAATACTGTCTAACTGGATAGTTGAATCTGACTTATTTGGAAAATCTAATTTTTTAATTTTAAAATCAAAACAATCTCTATATTCTGGCATTTTTTCTTTATAGCCAACATATGCTTCATTCCAGTCTAATTTATGTTCAGAAATTGTATTTTCTAATCTATTAATTAAATTTAAATCTTTTTTTAAAACATTTCTGTATACCCAAATTCCATAAAAAAGATGTTCTTTAGAAGACCAAGTTTGCTTACTTTTATTTTCCATACTAACTCTTTCTCTTTACATATATTATATCATTTTTAATATATAATATTAACATGACAATTGTACCAGATAGTGCAAAGCTTGCTTATCATATAGATAAAGCAAAAGATTTTTTAAATTTTGAATCATTTGATAAAACATACAATGTAGATACTTCAACAAACGGATTTTTAGATTTATATAATAAAGAAAATATATATGGCGTTTATCCTGACTGGGAAAGAAATGATGATTTATATGCTGAATCTAACGGTTATCAAACAGCTTCAATAGAACATTTAAATGAAATTTATGATATTTTAAATAATTTAATTAACATAACAGAATATTCATTTATAGATGTAGGTTCTGGAAAAGGAAAAGTTTTAATAAATAATATAATCAATAATTATTTATATAAAAATAATATTGGAATAGAAATTGATAAAAAATTACATCATATTGCATTAAAAAATTTTAAATCTATCTCATCAAAATTTAATATATCTAATATTTATTTATACAATGAAGATATTTTAAATTATAAATGTTTGAATGAACCATCTATTTATTTTTTCTTTAATCCATTTAGTTTTTCAATTTATAAAAAATTTTTAATAAAAAATAAACAAACATTTAAACAAAATAAAACTATTATTGTTCAACTTTATCCATTTTATCCTACTATAAAAGAAAACACCGAATTTATTGAATTTCCTATAGAAGAAAATATGGGGTTTTTTAATAAAATTTATAATAAAAAATATTATTTAATATATTCATCTAAATAAAACCTTTAAAATTTTATTTTAGTATAATGTTTTCCAAGCTCCGCCAACTCTAACGTATCCGTTTGAGGCTTGCTTCCAAGCTCCTCCGACTCGAACATACACGCTAATAGCTGAGGCTTGCTTCCAAACTCCACCAACTCTAACCCACCATCCATTGTTTGGTGGTGGAAAATATGGAGGAAAAAATGGTGGAAAAAATGGGGGTGAGAAAAACCCTGGAGGGGCAAAGAATCCTGGGGGTGAGAAAAACCC